ATGAGCAACGCAAAGGACGTCCTGTGGAGATTACAGATGATTCCGTTTCATGGATCATCAATATCGCCTGTCAGCGTCCTGCGGATTTGGGATATTCCCAGGAACTCTGGACGCTGAAAAACCTGCATGCCCATATCCAAAACCATGCGACAGAAGCCGGTTTCCCCCGGCTGGCGACCATAACAAAACCGATGGTGCAGAAAATACTTTCAAGGAACGAGTTGAAGCCATTTAAAATCAAATATTACTGCGAAAAGCGCGATTCTGATTTTGAACAGAAAATGCATGATGTGCTTCTTGTTTATAAACAGGTATCGCTGCAATTCAACGAAAACGGCGACATCATAATCCCTGAAAGCGAGCCGATGGTTCATACCGTCTCTTGTGATGAAAAACCCGGCATACAGGCCATAGCCACTACGGGTGCTGATCTTCGTCCGACAACCGAAACCGGCTGCGTATACCGTGATGCAGAGTACAAGCGGCTTGGAACGCTTTCCTTGTTGGCGGGAATTGATCTTCTGACCGGGATTGCCATCCCGGTTGTAAGCGAAACCCATAAAAGTTCCGATTTTATATTACTATTAAAAAAGCTTGACGGAATGTATCCACAGGGTGACATCATACGCATAGTGTGCGACAACCATTCCGCGCATAAATCAAAGGAAACACGCAACTATTTATCCACTCTTCCGGAAGGGCGATTTGTATTTGTGTTTACACCCAAACACGGCTCATGGCTGAATCTGGTCGAAAGCTTTTTCAGTAAGATGACAAAACAAATGCTGAAAGGTATCCGGGTTCAGTCTAAACAGGAACTTGAGGAGCGAATATACCTGTATTTTGACGAAGTCAACAAGGAGCCGGTAGTTTACCATTGGACATACAAGCTCGATGAAATAAGTCTGGAAGAAGCTGAATCGGCTGGCATAAAATCAAATGGAGATATAGCCAGTTAATTATTATTTGGTGTACTAGCTATCCAAAATTTACATCCCATATTCCTTAATTCTGTAGCATGATATACATTTTTATACCAGTCTAAATTGGAATATATGTGACATGTATATTTAAGTTCTTTGCAAGTATTTACATACGATTTTGCAATAGATGTTACTTTATCTTTACCTAGTTTTCTCTGCTCTTCCCATTCTAAATCTAGCCATATATTTATTTTTTTGCCATTAAGCTTGTTAATCATATTAATGGCATCATTTTTGGCATTAGATTCATTAAGCGCATAAGAGAACTGATAAACGCCAAGAATCTTAATACCATTTTTGATTGCATTGATATAATTCTTATCAAATGTTGAATCTAAAGTATCATTTTTAATTACACCTCTTAAAATCGCATAGTCAACGCCTGATTGCTTTACTTTCCTCCAATTAATATTTCCTTGATATAAACTGACATCTATACATGTTGTTGCGAAAGAATTGTTAGATATACTTGATTGTGTACCGTTTTCTAATGCCATGACTACATGCGCCCCTTCTTTGAGATATATTGCTCCACGCTTTGCTTTATTACTTGTAGAGAGGTGGATATTATCATTATATGCAACAAATTTTCCTGTAGATAACAAATTGGAACGTAGATTTCTAGTAGTACAAGATGGATTGATATCTAATCCTGCCATAATGTAACAGCAAGCTACAAGAGAAGAACAATCACATTCACATGATGTTAATTTTGAAACATCCTTATGTACTTTTAATTGATTATATAGAGTGAGGCGTTCAGACTGATCATAACCAACTTTGTCATTATTGCATATTTGTTCCATATATGTTGCTGCTATATTGGCGACTTTTTCATCAGTGCATTCTAAATAATATTGCCAAGGTTTTGAATACCATGAGCGAATACAAACTTCTTTACCAGTAGAATCTCCTGCCTTGCCACCAGATGCTTTTCCGTTTTCATCAATAGAAGCATGTCCTATTTTTACTGACATCTATATCACATCCTTACTGTTTCTTTGCCATATTAACAGAAGATTCAATTTTAAGTTTCAGCCACTTATCAAAGGAACCATATAACTGTTCAATAACCTTCTTTGCCTCATCAGAAATCATATTCATAGCCTCTACATAGGCACGATTAAATGCTTCCTCTTGAGCTTTTTCATCAAAACGTCCGCTTGCTTTTAACGAATCTACATATATCTGATTTATATATAAGACTGCATCCATGACATCTGATAATGCACCTTCAACAATCTTACTTAAATCTTCATTTTTGGTAGCATCAGCAATGATATTACTTTCTTTAATTTTTGCTTTAATAAGATTAACCACATATGTAGCGACAACTGGCATAATAACTGTCAACACTACATATAAAACATAATTAAGCATTTCTGAAAATTCCATAATTCCTCCTAGCCGACCGCATCAGGATCGCTTTCGATTATTTTTTCTGATATATTACTTGGTTCACATTGCATAAATTTTGTGTCACATATTTTAATGCCTGCCAGCCCAATTAACTCTGTTCCGAAGAATGCGTATACACAAGTTGTAAGAGTAGGGCTTAATTCCATCATGGTATATTTTTGCAATAAAATAGCCGCAACTGTATATGCGATAATTGCGACAATAGATAATAGTACTATTAATTTATTAAATTTTAGTTTTAATCGAAACGGAAGATATGACTTAAATATTTCATATTTTATTTCCCATTCCTCACGCTTCATTTCTGCAATTTGAAGTTTACGCCCCAGTTCCTTCATAGTTCGTTCATGTGATTTCTGTTGAATTCTTAATATCATTTTTCTCCACTTGAAAATACTAATTTATGTATCATATTTCTTCCATCGTTCCCAACACTCTTTTGTTCGTTCTTTTCCATAATATGCAATTAACTTACCATCATATATGGACTTTCCAATCCAATCTGGTTGAATACCGCATATATCTGAATAGAAGAGTAGCTGCTTAATGTTCACAATTTTTAGAACTTGGTTATTGTAGTACTGATATACTTCATCTAAGGAATCAAAAGTTATTCCTTGCTTAATATTGATCACCTCAAATCGTAAAAAATAGGACTATGAATAATGATAATATTGTACATTAGACATAGCCCTATATATATAGTTACAATGCACAATATCCTTATTCGGTTATAATATTTTTGTCAATTTCTTTCGAAGTCTTTCTGCTTGTTTTTTTCTTTGTTGTAAGTTTTTCTTCATTCAAAGAATTCCCTATAGTTTCAGAATGAGTATTCTTTTGTGAATTTCGATATGAAATTGTATCATTAATGTACTTTGATGCACATTTTAAAGAACAAGCAAAATTTCGCCATCTAAACACATCAGCATGTGACTGACAGTATGAACATGGCTCAAAAAGCTTTCCGCATACACGACAAGAAATTTTCTTTTTTTCTGCCACATCATTCTCCTTATAGTCGGGGCAGTACTATACTGCCCATTAATATTTTCTTCAGTCAAAAATAATAAAATCCCACAAATCGCTCTTACCAGTACAAAGGTTTGGAAGAGAAGTAAATTCAAATCCCTGAGTAGCTGGGTCTGAACCTCCAGCAATATCAAATGTTCCAGAAAAGTCTGCTCTTTCAATAATAAACTGACCATGAAAAAGATTATCACAACCATCCTGACAAGTTACGTCAATAAATACAGCCAATGTTTTACTGTAATTATCGGCATCGTTTGAAATCTTTTTCCCTGTCACCTTTGCATCATAAAACGCAATTACTTCTGTACCATCAGCAATATCACCTTCAAAGAAAGTGATAGTTTTTGTTTCTGGATCATATGAAAACTCTCCAGTTGCAGGCGCTGCACTTGTCTGTGTAAGTTTCTTTCCCCCAGATATGTAAGCATTATTAGTATCTCTTACATAGATCGTTCCGATTTCATTTCCGACTGTTCCAACAGCTGTTTCTTTAGTTGTTCCACTGTTTGCTGATACTAAAATAGGATCGGTATAACGAATGGTATATTCACCATCTTCTATATCTGCACCAAGCATAGCTGCTAATGCTCCACCAGAAAGCATACCATTAGTTCCCTTTCCGGTTACCTTTTTGTTCTTTTTCAAAGAGCTAATCGTTCTACCACCCTTACCGGTGATATCAACTTTTTCCTCTTCGTGTGATAAGGTAAAATCGTTTAATTCATCCAAAATCATATCAAGATTACCATTAGTTCTATCAAACCCAAGAATCTGATCATAAGATGTAATTGTAAACTTATCAATATTCATTGATTGTCCTCCTGTATTTTTTTTGTAAAATAAAAAGACCAGTTACGGCCTTGTTTTTGTAAATTAATGCTATTTATTTGGAATCCAAGTAAGCATATCTTTATTGATCATTTTGGATATATCAATAGTTCCGGCGTATACACCAATCATAGTCTTATCGAAACTAATTTTATGTTGTATTTGTTTGAGACTTTGATTAAACTTATAAATAGATAAGTTCATGCAAGAATCATAATCATATGGAAACTCACTTGTATTTACTAAAGCAATAACAAGCTTTTCTAAAAATGGTTCTTGCTTCTTTTTAGCATTTCGCTTTTGCTTTTTACGTTCTTTTTCTAAAATATACTTTCTTGCTGATTCATTGCCAGGTTTTGATTTTACTTTTTCAAATAAATTGATTTTTCTAATAGTATTAACCAAATCATAATATGTTAGTTCATCTATACTAATATTATTTTTTTCGCTGTAAATTATAGAAGTGTTATTTTGATTATTTAAACGCAATTCAAAATCAGACATATCTAAACTTCCAAATAAAATAGACAAGTTATAATTAGTATATTTTAGAAAATTTATTTTAAATAATTCATAATCGGTTATTTTTGTATAATCAATTCCGATATCATCTAATTGAACCATATACTGAAATGGACTTGCTGTAAGAGAAGAAACTATATTATAATAAGTAAATTCATCTTCTAATATTTCTCCTACTGTAGGAATTCTAATTGACAGATTTGGAAGGATATCAACAGAAGATAACTTTAATAAACTTTTTCTATTTTCCATATTTCAACCCATTATTAAAATCTTTTACAATAAATTTCAGTAACCTTCCTTTATACTTCATCTGTGGAGCATATGGGGTATTGCTTACAAGTAATGTTTTGCCAATACCTAAAATATTCTTTTCGCAAAAAATATTATCTATCTCACAAGCTGCTTTATCATACCAGAGATATGTTCTACCTTTTTCTTTATACTGAATAACATCTTCATGACAAACAACAAAAAAGTAAATAGTTAAATCTTTGAAAAAATTATTTTTAGGATCGATATTTGCACTAATTTCATAATTAATAAATTTATCAGTTACCTTTTGAGTCCCAGGTATATATTCATGTGGAAATGAATATTTATATGGAATAATATCTTCCGGATATTCTTCATTCTCACATCCAAGCAATTTGATTATTTCAGGAGATGTGCATAGTTGTCTTTCTATAAGTTTTCGATATTCAATAATTTCATAACTTCTTGATTTTCCGATAAATATTCACCTCCATTACTCAACAATATTAACTTTGGTTTCAGATAACATATTTTCACCAATACAAATAGATATAAAAAAAGAACCTCCAATAAGGTTCTCATCATTAACAGAAACTGTTATTTTATTATCACTAATAGTCTGCTTAACATCAAAATCTGATGTTATACTCCACCGATAATTTACTTTCTGCCAGTCAATAGAATTACTATCCTTATCTGTAAAAGTTACAGTATATGAACGACGATACCCATTCTTCAGATTTGTATTTCCAGAAATCACACACCTTAAATCTGTCGTTTCATTGGGTTCTGATGGAGTGGGTGGAAGAGGAGTGTGAGAATTATTATAATTACAAATCCATACTTCCTGACCATTTTTCATTGTAACCTTCTTATCATCATTTGGATTAAATGCATCAAATGACATAGTTACAACCATTGTGCCGCCACGACCAAAATATTGGTTATCACTCAGTTTAACTTTTCGATTAGTTAGTTTATAAATATCAGGTTGCTCACTGTCATCGAAATCCATCGGGAAACGCATATCACGTTTTAGTCTTTTGGTTTCTTCATCTACAGGAAGTGTTAATCCATACTGGTTATCGCCAACAGTAATAGTGTTATTGCCTGTAAC